CTGGTGGAATTGAATTAAATGGTCGTGTAATATTAGAAGATGGACAAAGAGATTTAGAAGATATTAAACAGAGAATGTCCTCCGAATATGAATTGCCACCTCTAGATTTTATTGGATAATTATTATGACATTAAATCCATTTTTTCTTCAAGGATCCCCAAATGAACAATTTCTTGTTCAGGATTTAATTAATGAGCAATTAAAAATATATGGTATAGAAGTTTATTATTTGCCTAGAAAAGTTTTTAAAACTGACAATATTATTAAAGAAATACAATCATCAAAATTTGATGATAGTTTTTTAATAGAAGCATATTTGAATAATTATGATGGATATGCTCCTGATAGTGATATCATGACTAAATTTGGTCTTAGATTGAAAAATGAAATAAATTTAACTATATCGAGAGAGAGATATGAAGAATTTATTGCACCATTTTTAAATGGTATTCAATCAGGTTCGTCGGCAAATGATGCCGATTTTCTAGGATTAATTGAAAGACCCACAGAGGGAGATTTAATTTACTTTCCTCTTGGAGAAAGACTTTTTGAAATTAAAAGAGTCGAATCTGAAAAACCTTTCTACCAATTAGGAACAAATTATGTTTATGAATTAAGTTGCGAACTTTATGAATATGAAAATGAACTTATTGATACAAGTATTGAAGAAGTTGACAGTACTGTTGAGGATGAAGGATACATTACATCCTTAAATCTTGTTGGAATAGCAATTACTGCTTTTGCAAAAACTTCAATTTCTTCTGGTGCTATTAGTGAAATATTTTTGAATAATGATGGTAGTGGATATAGTTCTACACCGATTGTGACATTTTCAGATCCATCCAGTTTTCAAAGTGGTGGTAAGACTGCTGAAGCAGTTGCTATTACGACTAATATTGGCAATGTTCAATCTATTCAAAGACTTGAAATAACTAATTCTGGTTCTGGATATGTAACACCCCCAACAATTACGATAAGTGGAGGTGGTGGATCGGGTGCAGCTGCCACATGTTCTGTTGGAGTAACACAATTTAGTGTTTCTGAAATTGAGATTACTGGATCTGGTCGTGGATATACAGCATCACCTATAGTTACAATTAGTGGACCTGGAACTGGAGTAACTGCAACTGCAGTTGCAAGAATAAATTCGAATACTGAAATCGATTCTATTAGAATACTGAAACCAGGTATTGGATATACTGAGGCACCTACTATTTCTATAACAGGATTATCTGCAATTGGTGTAGGAACTTATGTTTATAATGAAACTGTAACAGGAGAAACTTCTGGAACAACAGCAGTAGTCAGAAATTTTGTTCCTGATAGTAAGATATTGACAGTTTCACTAAATACTGGTGAATTTGGTTCCGATGAAGTTGTAGTAGGATCAATTTCATCAGCCAGATATGTGGTTCAAAATTATAATAATGAAAGTTATGAGAATCCATACGATTCAAATGAAGAATTTGAATTAGAGGCGGATGATATTTTAGATTTCTCAGAGTCAAATCCATTTGGTAATTATTAATGTTAGGAACTTACTTTTATCACGAAATCATAAGAAAAACTATTATTAGTTTTGGAACTTTATTCAATGATATTTCTATCAGACATACAAAGAAAGATGGTAGCATTTTAGATGAAACAAAAGTTGGTCTTTCTTATGGACCAATGCAAAAATTTCTTGCAAAAATTGAACAGCAAGAACAGTTAACAAAATCTGTTGCAATCACTCTTCCTAGAATGTCATTTGAAATGACAAATATTCAGTATGATTCTACTAGAAAAACTGGAGTTACTCAAACATTTAAGGCAAACGATACTACTGATAATAAAACAAAGAAAGTTTTTATGCCGGTCCCATATAATATTGGATTCGAACTTAATATTTTTACCAAGTTAAATGATGATGCTCTTCAAATTGTTGAGCAGATACTTCCTTTTTTCCAACCATCTTTTAATTTAACTGTTGATTTAGTCAGTTCTATTGGAGAAAAAAGAGATATTCCAATTGTTCTTGATAGTATTGATTTTCAAGATGATTATGAAGGATCATTTCAGACGAGAAGAGCATTAATTTACACTTTAAGATTTACTGCTAAAACTTACCTGTTCGGTTCTATTGCCGATACATCTGATGGACTCATTCGTAAAGTCCAGACAGATCTTTATGCCAATACTAATACAAAGACTGCAAAACGTGAAATGAGATATACTGCTGTTCCCGATCCCATTACTGCAGAACCTGGTGATGATTTTGGATTTACAGAGAGTTGGGAATCTTTAGGAGACTCTAAAGATTATAGTCCTACCAGACAAGAGGATATTTGATTGTTATGAATAATAATTATGATTCAATAGATGAGGCTCTGAATATTGATAGTGATATTATAGAGTCAAAACCAATCAAAAAACCAGAGATTATAAAATCTAAGGATGATGATATAGAGAAAGATTATGTCTATAGTCGTGCGAACCTCTACTCCCTCATAGAGAAGGGTCAGGAGGCAATCAACGGCATTATGGAGGTAGCAGGGGAAGGAGGCAGTCCAAGGGCATACGAGGTCGCAGGGCAGTTGATTAAGAGTGTTGCTGATACTACTGATAAGTTAATTGATTTGCAAAAGAAACTTAAGGATGTAGAAGACGAGACTAAGAAAACCACAAATAATGTTACTAACAATGCCGTGTTTGTTGGATCTACATCAGAACTTCAAAAAATGCTTAAGCAAGGTTTTCTAAATAATAAAGAATAGACTACTTTTCATCAATGAAAAAGTGTAAGCAAGGATATTATTATTGTTATACTGATAAAAAGTGTAAACGAATTCCATTAGGATATCGTGTGGCATCTAGTGGTTATCTTCGCAAAGAAAACGGAGAAGAATCTGGAGAAGATGGTGATAATAATGGGAACGGTAATGGAAATGGTGGAAATGGAAACGGTAATGGTAATGGTGGAAATGGAAATGGTGGAGGAGTAAGTGAATCGAAAAGTGGTGATAGTTCTTTGCGTGACTGGTTTGGTAAGAGTAGGTCTAGTGATGGCAAGCCTGGTTGGGTTCAATTGGGTGGTAAATATGCCGGAAAACCCTGTGCTAAACAACCAGGACAAACCACAAAACCAAAATGCGGATCCAGCAAAATGGCCGCAAATTTAGACGATAAGGAAGAGAAAAAAGCATTTAACAGAAAGCAACGTCAAGATCCAAATCCAGATAGAAAAGGGAAGGCAATCAACGTGAAGACAGAAGAAACTGTAGTAGAAAAGGCAGGTGAGAAAGATGCCTGTTATAAGAAAGTCAAGAGTAGATACAGTGTCTGGCCTTCTGCATATGCTTCTGGAGCACTTGTAAAGTGTCGTAAGGTTGGTGCTGCTAACTGGGGAAATAAGTCAGAGTCTGTAGAGTATTCTGATTGGAGAAATGATTTTCAAGCAACTGAATATGAGTTCGTTGATATTATCAAACCAGAACCAATCAAAGGTGGACAAGAACAGATTGATGAAGGACAGAAGTGTTGGAAGGGATATGAGAAGAAAGGAACCAAAAAAATGTTTGGTAAAACTTATAATAACTGTGTGAAGAAAGAAGAAATAGAAATTGAAGAAAAGGCAAAGGATTGTTGGGATACCCATAAGAAGGTGGGTATGAAGATGAAGGGTGGTAAACTTGTCAATAACTGCGTTCGCAAGGAAGAAAAAGAAGAATCTAAAGTCGGTGGTGGCAACTTAAAAAAACTTACGGCAAAAGCAGTAAGAAGAATTGATGCTGATGTTGATGGCGATATTGATAGTATAGATATGAAATCGCCCGAAACTGGAGTGTTTGTTCCTTCTCCTGATGGAAAGAAAAAATTAAAACCAAAGGTAAGATTTGAACAATCTGATTGGAGAAATGAACTCGAAGAAGGTGCTGCCTGGACTAAAAAATCTGGTAAAAATAAATCCGGAGGATTAAATGAGAAGGGTCGTAAGTCTTATGAAAGAGAAAATCCTGGTTCTGATCTAAAAGCACCTAGTAAAAAAGTTGGTAATCCTCGTAGGAAAAGTTTTTGTGCAAGAATGAAGGGAATGCGAAAGAGACAAAAACCTTCTAATAACACTGGTGATGATAGATTGTCCAAATCATTAAGAGCTTGGAATTGTTAATTAAAAAATATTATATAAAAAGAATATGTCCGAAGATCTAAATAATTTTTTCAAATTAATATCAGAAGATAAGAAGAAAAAGAAGGAAGAATTTGATTCTATGGTGGGAGATCTGGGATTAGATGCTCTCTTCAATGAATTTGCTGGATTGAAAAAGAAAGAAAAAGAAAAAAAATCTAAAAAGAAAGAACCTTCTATAGGTAATATTAATTTAAATTCTGTTTTTGAAGAAGTATCAAATCTAAAAAAAGAAACTAAAAAGAAAAAAATAAAAGAAGAAAAAACGGTTAAAGCTTTCGAAAAATGGTTATATTCTGATTCTGAAAAAGAAGAAGAAGAAGTGATTAATGAAGTTATAGAAAAGTCTCTGGATGAAGTTCTTGAGGTTATTGAAGAAAATGAAGAAAAACTAGAAAAAACAGAAGAAATAAAAGAAAAAACTTTTGTTGATGGATCATTAAAAGTTCTCACTGAAATAGAAAATAATCAATCAGAAAATATTAAAGAACCTGATAAAAAGTTTGCAACTTTAGAAGATTTAGATAGACATTATAAAGTATTTCTTTCTCGTATTCAACAGCAGTTATCTTCACTTGGTGGTGGAGGTGAAGTTCGTCTTGAGTTCTTAGATGATGTCGATAAAAATACCGCAAAGGTTGATGGCAAGTTCTTAAAATATCAGTCTTCAACTGGCAAGTGGATTGGTGCTGATGCTTCCGGAGGAGGAGGTGGAGGAGGAGGTATAAGTGGAATAACCATTAAAGAAGAAGGGTCTGTTATTGGCACTTCAAATAGTATTCGAGATATTAATTTTGTTAGTGATAATTTAACGGCATCCGGATCTGGTATTGGTGCCACCATTACATTATCAGATACACCAACATTTACTTCTATAGTAATAGGATCTGGAGTAACTATTAACTCTGATGGTATCAATGTTACTGGTGTAGTAACTGCCACTTCTTTCAGTGGTTCTGGAATTGGACTTACAGGATTGACTGGTGCCTCTGCTGCAACTTATGGGGATGCATCTAATGTAGCTCAAATTGTAGTAGATTCTAATGGTAGAATAACTGGTATTAGTGAGGTCACTATCTCTGGAGGAGGTGGTGGTGGAAGTCCTGGTGGTTCTGATGGACAGATACAATATAATAATGGAGGTGCTTTTGGTGGTGCGACACAACTTTTTTATGACGACTCAAATAATCGTGTTGGTATAAATTCCGCAACACCAACGGAATCTCTTGATGTCATTGGATCTGTTAAGGCAACAGATTTTAATACAACATCTGATCAAAATTTAAAAGATAATATTAAAACAATTGAAAACCCATTATCAAAAGTTCTTAGTATTCGTGGTGTGAACTTTGAATGGAAAGATAGTAACAAAGCATCTGCGGGTGTTATTGCTCAAGAAGTGGAAAAAGTTCTACCCGAACTTGTTACTGGTCAAAATACAAAAACGGTCAATTATAATGGACTTATAGGACTTTTGATTGAAACTGTTAAAGAACAGCAAAAGCAAATTGATACTTTAAATGAAAAAATTTCCAAATTAGAATAATTAACTAAATACCTATACTAAAACTACCCAGTGTATACGAGGACGGTAGATGGCTATTAAGGTTCAGGGCATAACAGTCATTGATGACGGTAGAAATATCATCAATGGTATAGGAGCATCTTTTACGGGTATTGTTACTGCAACCACTTTTAGTGGTTCTGGTGCTAATTTGACATCAATTCCCAACTCTGGATTATCAAATTCATCAGTAAATTATGGTGGAGTAAGTTTAGCATTGGGTGGTTCCGATGCGACACCAGCATTTAACTTAAGTGATGCAACTAACTATCCAACATCATCCTTAAGTGGTACAATCACGAATGATCAATTAGCAGGATCTATTGCCGATGGTAAGTTGGCAAGTACATTTCTTAAGAATGTTGTTGAGGACACAACACCACAACTTGGTGGTAATTTAGATATTAATGGTAAGTTTATAACCGGAACAGG